AAAAAGAAAGTGATGAACGATTCGGCCTACGATCAGGATGTCATCAAAGAACTTCAGCCTGTTACCCAGTATCCCGGTTGGAATTCCGACACAGGTGAAGTGCCAGTGCGTGAGATGCTCAAGAGTGAAACACAGGAAGCTGGACTGGAGCCGATGATCGACCTTCAGGACATCTGGCTTCCCAAGGACAACTTGATCGTCACGATGCCGGTTGGAAAGAACACAAAGCCTGTACGGGTTGTGGAATTCTCAGGCCCCGAAAACGGCCCGTTCCACACACTGAGTTTAACGTGTGAAGTTCCTGACAACATCATGCCGGTGTCACCAGCGATGAATCTCAAACCGCTGCATGACATTATCAACGGCTTACTACGTAAACAACGACGACAAGCACAACGACAAAAAGATATTCCGTTTTATCAAGCTGGCCATCAAGACGATGCTCGCCGTATCGAACGTGCCAGCGATGGTGAATGGACAAGAGTTGATAATCCTGAAAGTGTCAACGTGATGAAAATGGGAGGCGTTGATCCACAGAATCAAGCCTTCGCACATTCCATGAAGGATTCGTTTGACAGGATGGCTGGCAACCTCCAGATGATGGCTGGACTTGGGCCACAAGCCGACACACTCGGACAGGACAAACTAATCCACGGTGCTGTGTCCAAACGTGAAGCGAACATGCAATATCGTGTGGTCAATTTCACAAGCAACATTTGCCGTGACCTTGGTTCATTGTTGTGGCAAGACGAAGTGCTGGAGATCCCCCAAGAGTTTGAATCCGGTGGCATACAGATACGAGCAGACTGGAGTCCAGAAGTTCGTGAAGGAGACTTTTTCCAATACGAGTTTTCCGTAGAACCATATTCTCAAATGTACAAATCTCCTTCGGAACGAATACAGGGAATCAGCAACTTCGTTACGAACATTGCATTGCCAATGGAAGGCATGATGCAGCAATACGGTGGCACGATTGATATTCAGGAACTCGTTGAGATGTACGCTGAATTGATGGATCTACCACGACTGAAACAGATCGTGAAGTTTGAGGAGCCGAAGGAAGACAGACCCGGCCCAACTCCACAACAACCTGCACAAGCAAGTCATACAGTTCGTGAGTCGGTTCGTAAAAGCGTACCAACCGGAGGCACAGAACAATCACGTAGTAATGTGATGCAACAAATCTTACAGGGTGGACAACCCAATCAACAACAGATGGCACAAATGGGAAGGGAAAAAGCAGTTGGTTAGAAGTCAGTTTCTATGGAGAGATCCTGATGGAGTTAATCGGTGGCATGAACATCGACAGCCCCAAGGCAGTTCCAACATCGACGCCAGTAAGTGTGGCACAAACGCATGGAGTACCGGATTGGTATCAGATGCCTGTGGTGTTCACCCTGAACAAGTCAAAGAGTTCCAGAAGGACGCACAGTCCCACGGATTTACAGGAGTTGAGTTTACGAAAGGTGGTGATTGTGTTTTCACCTCCAGACGTCAACGCGCACGTTATTTGAAACACCGGGGTCTACATGACCGCAACGGTGGCTACGGAGACTAAGATGCCAGAAGAACAACAAGAAGAACAGTCAGAAGAAATCACACTGACTGATGAAGACCTGAATGTTATCGATGAACTCGAAACAGATCAGGAGATAACCGAATCAACGGAGACTGCCGAGGTTGAAGCAGTCGCCGAAGAAACCCAAAGTAGTGATGACAGTTCCACTACCGAGGAACCAGAAGGTCAGATGTTTAATCCTGACCTCACCGCCCGTGCAACGCAATACGGACTTGATCCGTCTGGATTTGCGAATGAACAGGCATTGCAGCATGTGGTCCAGCAGTTTGACCAAGGGAATGAACAACTCTCCCAATGGAACAACTGGTATCAAGGCCAGCAGCAAACAACCGAGGAACAACCACCTCAACGACCTCAGTTCTCGGTAGAACTTGGGGAGGATTACGATGAAGGGCTTAAATCAGCTATTAACGCAATGGCCGCAAATATGCAGTCTCATTACGATAACCAGCTCAATCTAGTCGCTCAAAGTATTCTCGATCAGCAGAATGCTATTCAGTACCAACAGCAGTATGTGACCCTTGCTGAAAATCAACAGCAACAACAACAGGCTGCCGGTGAACTGGAGCAATTCAACTCTGCTGTGAATCGCTTATCTAATGAAGGATTGTTTGGTGACCAGCCTTACGAATCTCTCGATGCTCAGTCGCCCGAAGCCAAGAACATGGAATCGCTTTATGAGCGAATGACTGTTCTAGCCAACGGTTATCAGGCATCGAATCAGGTAGTCCCATCTGTGGACGAACTCGTAAAGCAGGCTTATCACGTAACCTTCGCTGATGAAATTAACAACCAAAGCCGAACCGACTTCAACAACCGCATGAAGTCAAACAGTCGAAGAAGATTGGGTGGTGGTGGAACTACTGCCGCCCATACAGAACCCGCTATGGACGCCGATGAGGCAGTTAATAGCCAAGTGCTGAAAGACTTCTACGACGCTGCGATTGCGGAAAGTGGAAGTTGATAAGGTTTGACATATAGGAGGGCATACTATGCCTCTCATGCCGGATGCTTTGGGAGATTTCGTGACGCTTACCCTTGACAACTTCAAGCGGAAAAAGTGGGTAGATCTCTCGTTGAGCAATCAACATCATGTGTTCGCCAGCAAATTTTTGTCTGGTAAAACACGAACGCCTTATCAAGGCGGTGGAAATTTGTCGTGGCGTGTTCAAACTACGAACACTGGCACAGCAAAATTCTCAGAACTGTATAGTGTCGATGCAACCGCTGTCAAAGACTTGATGACGACTGCAAAAGCACCATTTACAAAAGCGACTGTCAACTTCAGCTATGACGTTGATGAAGACAGTTTCCAATCTGATCGTGAAACGATCATCCGAGAAATCGACATTCGTCGTCACTCGGCGTTTAACGATTACTTCGAGTTGATGGAAACGGCCTTGTGGTCATCCCCATCATCCAGCACTGAAAGTCCACGAACTCCCTTTGGGATTCCGTTCTGGATTCAAAAGTCAGCAACGACTCCCGGTGGTGGATTTACTGGTGGAGATCCTTCGGGATTTTCTAGTGGTGCGGGTGGTATCGCCACAGGCACTGTAGCCAACTGGAAGAACTGGAGTGGTAATTACACCTCCGTATCGCGTGACGACTTAGTTGCAAAGATGCGTAAAGCCATGGCTCACACTTACTTCCAAGCTCCAAAGCAATTTGCGAATTTGGATAGTGGAAAAGGTGATTCAGACTGGGCGTTTTACACCACTTACTCGGTGCTAGAAGACCTTGAAAAGCTGCTCGAATCTCGCAATGACAACCTTGGTGTTGATCTAGCGAAATACGCTGGCAGTGTTGTTGTCCGTGGAAATCCCGTGATATGGGTTCCATACCTTGATGACAACGATAGCTCCAATCCAATTTATGGTGTGAACCATAAAACTCTCCAATATCACTACAAGAAGGGCAAGGACCAAATTTGGCACCCACCGCAACAAGCGGCTCGCCAACATACCACCCGTGAAGTGCATATGGATTCTTGGGGTAACTTCATCTGTCTCAATCGCCGTCGTAACTTTGTTTTGTACGTGGCCTAATCTAGAAAGGATTTAGTAATATGAGTCTTTACACAAGACCACAATTAGCTGCTGCTTCCCTTCGTCGGGGCCTCAGCGAAAATATCTTTAGCCAATCCAAAAACGATGAAATCGAAAATGGTGGATTGGATCAAGGATTCGGTTTAACAGACGAATTTCTGACGTTTGATGATGAGAACAAATGGGTTCTCACACAAGCAACTGCTGGTACTGCTGCTCTGGATGTGGCCGCCAAAGGTGGTGTGTTGTTACTGGATTCTGCCAGTTCAACAAACAACCAAGGTGTGCAAATTCAGTTAGGTGGTGCTGCTGGTGCTAGTTCGTTTATTGCGAACGCTAACTCGAAGATTTACTACGAAGCACGAGTGAAGATTGCTGACATCGGTAGTACAACCTGCCAGATGTTTGCTGGTCTTGCGATTGTTGACACCTCTGTGTTTGCCTCTGCTGCTAACAGCACGGCTAACCACATTGGGTTTGAAGCAATCAACACGACTGCAATGGGTATTCACAGCGAAAAAGCTGGCTCACGAAGTTCAACTGCCGCAGTTCACACTGTTGCAGATGACGCTTACGTGAAACTCGGCTTTGTCGTGGATGGTCTTACCAAGATCACGCCGTACGTTAACGGTGTGGCTAAGGATGCCATTACTACGAATATCCCAATCGTAGGTATGACACCTAGCTTTGTTTGCCACAGTTCTGGCAC